CCCTGCAGAAGGTAGAGATCTGGAATGCAACCAGACAGGGTTATCTACGGCAAAGATGGCGAGAGGTTGCTGAAGAACTTGCACAGGATAAGCAGATTGAAACAGCCCATGTACTGAACTGGTGGGGTGAATTTTTCCAACACATTGGCAAATCTAAATTTCTGACCGGAAAGATCAACAGCAAGGATGGTCGTGCATTTACTGCCGATCTTGAGTGGATTTTGAAACCAAGCAATTTTGCAAAGATCGTAGAAGGGAAATACCATGGCAATCACTAATTTCAAAAAAGAAGAACCGCAAGACAGCTTTGATCGCTTGATGTGTTCTGTGCCGGGATGCCACAAACGCTGGTCGGTTGACATGGGTAAACCAATGTGTAGCGAACATCAATGGTCTGACAGAAAACCAGCTACAAGGCGCGACATTGCAGTTGCATTGACGCAACCACCAGTTCAGCACTGGCAAGATGACGAGGTGTTTTGATGTATGACTACAAATATTTATTGGACAAAAGACGGGAAGGCCAAGAATTTAGCCTTGTTGACATCAACCGAGCGTTGCAAGATGCTGGAGACCTTACGCCAGACAGAATCGAAAGAATGGATACGCAGGTATCGCTTGAAGGTCAAAGAAGTTGGTCGACAAAAAGCACGGATTTGGTGGGAGGATGTGAAGGCGGACATTCTGAAAAAACGTGGACAGGCTGGTCTAGATACCTTGACTTCAGGAATGAATCATGATGTCAATCGTATTTGATGTGCCTATTGAACCCAAGGGAAAAGGCAGACCAAGGTTTTCCCGACTCGGAAAGTTCACCAAGGTTTACACCGATCAGCAGACTCTTGATTACGAAACCGCAATTCAGGCGTATGCAAGCAAAGCAATGGGGTCGCAGAAACCACTAGAAACGCCTGTGAGCGTTTATCTGTACATCAAGGTATCAATTCCTCAGTCGTACTCAAAAAGCCGCAAAACAGCGTGTCTAGATGGTTTTGAACGACCAGCAAAGAAACCCGACATTGACAACGTGGCAAAAGCATTTTTGGATGCCATGAACGGCACGGTTTACCTTGACGATACGCAAGTTGTCGAACTGAACATCAAAAAAGTCTATTCAGCGGTGGCTGGTGTGGATGTAGCAATCATGGAGACAAAATGAGACCAGAACAAGCGGCACAAACAATTCGAGACAAAGCCCCAGCTTTTGGGGAAGCCAAAGCCCAAAGGGTATACCTTGAAGAATTTAGGAAATCCAAAAAAGCCTTGCTTATGAAAGATGCCTTAACATTGGGCATTGAAGCGGCAAATGCACAGGAACGAGAAGCCTATGCACACCCAAGTTATCAACAGCTTATTCGTGGACTTGCTGAAGCAATTGAAAAAGAGGAAACTTTGCGTTGGGAACTTGAGGCGGCACGACTGGACATCGAAATTTGGCGATCACGGGAAGCAACTAACAGGAATCAGGACAGGGCACACCAATGAAGTGTCCAGTTTGCGGTACATGGACAATCGTTAAAGAGAGCAGAGAGTCAACAGGAAACACACGCAGAAGGAGATTGGAATGCGCCAATATGCACAGATTTTCTACACTGGAGACCATCATTGAGAACAAAGCACGAATACGTCAGAAGCAAAAACTTGCTGAAACTAGTGGCAAGCCTTGACTGCCAAGCCTGTGGGTCTGGCAACATGGTGCAAGCGGCACACACAAACTGGGGCGGCGGTAAGGGCCGAGGAGTGAAAGCTGATGACAATCTGGTTGCTGCGCTGTGCTTGGGTTGCCATTACGAGATTGACCAAGGCAAGGATTTGAGCCGCCAGGAACGCCAAGAAATGTGGCTAAACGCCCATCACAGGACAATTGCTGCCTTGCGGGACTGCTGGCCTATTGACATTCCTTTTCCTGATGCGAAAATCTAGCCTTGTTGGTAGCAGTTGCCAATATTCGGGGGTTCGCCCCCTTTTTTTTGATATAGTGAATACATGAAAAAAGGTGGAAACACTGCAATACCCACTGGGCTTGCCATGAAAATTGTGCATAAGCCTGTGGATATATTGATACCATATATCAACAACAGCCGCACCCACAGCGATGAACAGGTGGCGCAGATTGCTGCAAGCATAAAAGAGTTTGGCTGGACTAACCCAATTCTGGTTGATGGGACAAACGGCATCATTGCAGGGCATGGAAGGCTTTTAGCCGCCCGTAAGCTGGGCTACAAAGACGTGCCAACCATTGAGTTGGCAGACCTTACAGAAACCCAAAAGAAAGCCTACATCATTGCCGACAATAGGCTGGCGCTAAACGCTGGTTGGGACAATGAAATGCTGACCATTGAGTTGAACGACTTGCTAGCAGACGGGTTTGCCTTGGAAATGTTGGGATTTGACCCAAAAGAGTTAAGCGCATTACTCGAGCCAGAAGTCATTGAAGGGTTAACAGACGAGGATGCCGTTCCTGAGACACCAGATGAGCCAACTACAAAGCGTGGCGACATTTACCAATTAGGTAGCCATCGATTGATGTGTGGTGACTCAACTACAATCAACGATGTGGAAAAACTTGTTGATAACGCCAAAATTGATCTTTGTTATACAGACCCACCTTATGGAATCAATGAAAAAGGCGATAGGACTGCCAGAAAAACTGGATTAGCTAAAAATCATAATTTAAAAGATTTTAAAGACGATACTATTGATTATGCTGTTGAGGCTTATCAAATTGTTGAAGGTATATTACAAATGCCTAGACAAGTTTGGTGGGGCGCAAACTATTATTGTCATGCTTTGCCACAATCTAACAATTGGTTTGTTTGGGATAAGCGTGTAGAAGCAAAAATGACGGATACACAATCTGATTGTGAACTTGCTTGGGTTAAATCTAAATGGTCAAGTGTAAGAATTTTTAGACACCTTTGGAAAGGTTTTAACAAAGGTAGTGAAAGAAACCAGCCAAGAGTGCATCCAACACAAAAGCCAGTAGCTTTGGCAGAATGGTCATTTGATTACTTTAAAGAAGTAAATACAGTTCTTGACCTTTTTGGCGGTAGTGGAAGCACGTTAATTGCTTGTGAAAAAACAAATAGGGCTTGCTACATTATGGAGTTTGAGCCTCATTACTGTGATGTGATAGTAAAGCGATGGGAAGACTTCACGGGCAAAAAAGCCGTGTTATTGACAGAAACAGTAGAATCTGCTTAATATTGAGCAAATTCCCCTCTATAAATGAACCACGAACACGAGCCAACGGCAGAAACCCGCAAACTGGTTGAATCCAGCAGCGGGTTAGGCTTACCGCATGAATCCATTGCTGTGCTGGTTGGCATTGATGACAAGACCCTGCGGAAGTATTACAGGCATGAGCTGGACATGGGCAAAGCCAAGGCCAATGGGCAGATTGCCAAGACGCTGTACAGCAAAGCCGTGGGCGGAGACACCACAAGCCTGATCTGGTGGACAAAGACACAGATGCGCTGGGCTGAGACTGTTAAGCAAGAACACACAGGTGCAGATGGTGCGCCTCTGCTGTTTGAGCGTATTGAGCGTGTGGTGGTGGATGCCAAAAACCCTACAGATTAACACCCCGCGGTGGGCTGTGCCACTGACAAACGCCAGCCGATACAAGGGTGCATGGGGTGGGCGAGGTTCTGGCAAAAGCCATGCCTTTGCTGAATTGATGATTGAGGAACACATCATCGACCCAAAGCGCAGAAGCGTTTGTGTGCGAGAAATCCAGAAATCCCTAAACCAATCGGTCAAGCGGTTGCTCGAGACCAAGATCGAGGCCATGAACGCTGGCGCATACTTTGAAGTGCAAGATTCGGTCATCAAGTCTAAAAAGGGTGATGGTGCGATTATCTTTCAGGGTATGCAAAACCACACCGCAGACAGCATTAAGTCGCTTGAAGGCTACGACTGCGCCTGGGTTGAGGAAGCACAAAGTCTGAGCCAGACCAGCCTTGACCTACTGAGGCCAACCATCCGCAAGCCCAACAGTGAACTGTGGTTCACGTGGAACCCTCGCCAGCAATCAGACCCAGTGGATTTTCTTTTGCGTGGGCCAGAACCGCCAGCCAGTGCTACAGTCATCAAGGTTAACTTTGGGGAAAACCCTTGGTTTCCTGAAGTCCTGCGAGACGAAATGGAGTACGACAAGCGGCGTGACCCTGACAAATATCAGCACGTTTGGATGGGCCAATACCTGCGAAACAGTAACAGCAGGGTATTTAGAAACTGGAAGATTGACGAGTTTATCGCGCCCGATGATGCCATCCACCGCCTGGGTGCAGACTGGGGATTCTCAGTTGACCCGACTGTGTTGGTCAGATGCCACATCATTGGGCGCACGCTGTACATAGACCATGAGGCTTATATGGTTGGGTGCGAGATTGTCAATACGCCTGAACTATTCATGCAAGTGCCAGAGGCAGAAAAATGGCCCATCGTGGCAGATTCAGCACGGCCAGAGACCATCAGTCACATGAAACGCAATGGGTTTCCAAAAATAATGACAGCGGTCAAGGGGCCAAAGTCGGTTGAAGAAGGCATAGAGTTTTTGAAGAACTACGACATTGTTGTTCACCCAAGGTGCATTCACACCATTGACGAACTTAGCCTGTACAGCTACAAATCAGACCCATTGACGGGGCGAATCCTGCCCCAGCTTGAGGACAAAAAGAACCATGTGATCGATGCCTTGCGGTATGCCTGTGAGGGCATCAGGCGGTCAGCGGTCACAAAATCAGCTATATTCACGCCATTGCCCAATGTCAAACGCTGGTAGATAATCGCCCTAAAGGACACAAATGGCACGCATACCCAATGACCAACGCCTAGCGAATCTGCACTCTGAAGCACTGCGGCAGTTCAACGATATACAAACTGCACTGCGGGATGAGCGTCTGCAATGCTTGCAAGATCGGCGTTTTTACTCGCTGGCTGGCAGTCAGTGGGAAGGCCCACTTTGGGACCAATACGAAAACAAACCCAAGTTTGAAGTCAACAAAATCATGTTGGCGGTCATTCGAATTGTCAACGAATATCGCAATAACCGCATCACAGTCGATTATGTAAGCAAAGATGGCACAGAGAACGACAGACTGGCAGAAGTCTGTGACGGGTTATATCGTGCTGACGAACAGGCATCTGTGGCTGATGAGGCATACGACAATGCTTTTGAGGAAGCTGTAGGCGGTGGCATAGGTGCATGGCGTTTGCGGACAGTCTACGAAGATGAAGAAGACCCAGAGAATGAGCGCCAGCGCATCAGGTTTGAGCCAATCTTTGATGCTGATAGTTCGGTTTTCTTTGACCTAAACGCCAAACGCCAGGATAAGTCAGACGCTAAGTTTTGCTTTGTGGTCACCAGCATGACCCGTGACAGTTACAAAGAAATCTACAACGATGACCCAACAGATTGGCCTAAGATCATCCACCAATACGAATTTGACTGGTCAACCCCTGATGTGGTTTTCGTTGCTGAATACTACAAGGTTGAGGAAAAGTCTGAGTTAATCCGCATATTCCAAGCGATTGATGGCACTGAGGAACGCTACACCCAGACAGATTTTGCGAATGACGAGACTCTAGAAGAAACCCTGATGGCTGTCGGCACTCGCGAGGTGCGCCAAAAGCGTATTAAGCGGATGCGTGTTCGCAAATACATCATGTCGGGCGGCAAGGTGCTGGAAGACGCTGGCTACATTGCTGGCAAGAATATACCGATTGTGGTGGTCTACGGCAAACGCTGGTTTGTGGACAACATCGAGCGTTGCATGGGTGCTGTGCGCCTTGCCAAAGATGCCCAACGCCTGAAGAATATGCAACTGTCCAAGCTGGGCGAGATTTCAGCCTTGTCCAGCATTGAAAAGCCCATCATGACCCCCGAACAAGTGGCAGGTCATCAAGTGATGTGGGCAGAGGATAATCTGCGGGATTACCCTTATTTGCTCATTAACCCGATCACTGGACCTGATGGCAACACCCAAGCCGCTGGCCCTGTGGGTTATACAAAGTCGGCACAAATTCCACCAGCAATGGCAGCACTTTTGGCAATCACTGAGCAAGATATGCAGGACATTTTGGGCAACCCGCAAGGTGCTGACAAGATGGTGTCTGGCGTGTCTGGCAAAGCGGTGGAGATGATACAAACCCGTGTGGATATGCAAACGTATATTTACATGAGCAATTTCGCAAAAGGCATGAAACGATGCGGTGAGATTTGGCTTGGCATGGCAAAAGAAATCTACATTGAAGACAAGCGCAAGATGAAGACCATTTCGCCTGTCGGTCAAGCTGGCATGGTGGAGTTGATGCAACCCATGATTGACACTCAGTCAGGCGCAGTGGTGATGGCAAATGATTTGTCCAGTGCCACATTTGATGTGGTTGCCGAAGTTGGCCCATCATCCAGCAGTAAACGTGCGGCAACAGTCAGGGCTTTGACTGGGATGCTACAGATCACCAGTGACCAAGAAACTGCCCAAGTTTTGACCAGCATGGCAATGATGAACATGGAAGGCGAGGGCGTTGGAGATGCAAATGCTTATTTCCGTAAGAAACTCCTGCGAATGGGCGTGGTCAAACCAACCGATGACGAAGCCCAAGAGTTGATGGCAGAAATGCAAGGCCAACCGCAAGACCCGAACGCCATGTACTTGCAAGCCGCCGCTGAAGAAGCAACTGCCAAAGCCGCCAAAGCTAGGGCAGATACTGTGGAGACAGTGGCAAGCGCAGAACTGAAACGTGCCCAGACGCTGGAAACATTGGGTAAAGTTGATGAAACAGCACAAAACATGGCGATGACCAATGCCCAGGCGGTGCAAGAGATATTGCGTGGGCAGATAGTCCAACCTGTTGCGAATCAGTAAAAAACAAGCGACAATCAAACAAACGGCAACCACCCAGCCGTTCAAAGTGGGTGAGTTGAATGGGGTCAAAGATGAATCAAAAGGCAGT